TTATTATCCATTGCAAGCTTGCCTACAGCCTTTAATAAGTCACATATTTCTCTATAGTCTGGTAAATCTTTGAATTCATATTCAGACATCCATGGAAACATATTGCTCGACATACGATATACTTTTATATTATTTTCATTATTCCAATGAATTAACTGTAGTAGACTTTTCATATTACTTACTATCAATTCTGATGCATAGTCAATGCCTTTTGCATTGAATGTTCTACGTATCATACTTCTGTTGCATGATATGCCTTGTTTTCCAAGTGTCATATTTATACATGCGTATCCTAGTTGTTTTGCCATATTTTATAATATAATAAATTTATTCCACATATTAACTAATTTTCCAAAAAAGTTGTACACATATTATGCCTGCTGATAAGATTAATGAAGTAAGTGTTTTTAAGGTTATACCTTCTCCCATAAAATACCATGTTAAAATTGCATAAGAACTTATTCCTAATGCAAAGCCTAAGAATCTTCCTGGCCAGAGTAGTCCATCAAAATGCTCATACGCAAATTTTGTTGCTAAAATAAAGGCATATGATACCGTTGTTCCACCAACTACTGATAAGATTAAGGGATTTTTGTCGAACCATTTCCAAAGAAATTGGCCGTTAGTTTGAAACCAGATTAAGGTTTGTCCAAACATAAAAAGTAGGACACTTAGTGTTAATTTGCTCATAGTTAATTATTAGTCGTTAATTATTTAATTGTTATTATATATAAATATAAACAAAATAAACGACATATAAAAACCCGGGTTAATTATTTTCTAAAAAGTTTTATTATTTCTGTGCGGATTAGGTCTTTAAGAAGTCTTCTTAATTCTTCATCATCCTTATTTATGGTTTTTGGAGGATCAGCTTTTTTACTAATAGCTGATCTTTTATCTTTGCCTAATATTAAATCTTGATCTGCCATTATGTTATCGCTTTACTTTAATGTGTATAATTTCTTGAACAGATGTAGATATACGTCTTAGTCCTTCATCATTCGTTACCATTATACAATTTCTATAATTTTCCCAATTTACTTGAAAACTTGTATCTAAAACACCATTATTACAAGTCTTAATTGTTTCATTTAAGGCATTAATTGTATAAAGAGTATTTGTCTGTTTCTTTCTATGTAGAGATATTGTTTCTTTAAATATTTCAACTCTTCCTGATGCATCAATATTGTATGTGCACATTAATTCACGAGTATCATCTTCATTTCTTAGCACGAATAACTTATTGTACAAAATATCATATGCATCTATAATTTTATCAACTGTTTTTGATAAAACTCTGTGGTTCGTGAATGTACAAAGGAGTTGTGTTCTCATTATTGTGCATCTTTCAGTAGCTGTTGCATTTCGTCAGCATATTTTATGATTGTTCTTGTAGTTCCAGTTGGTCCATCTGATGATCTATAGGTTTTTTCGCCGAGCTTTATAGGATCACCTCCTGCATTATTAATGACATATGTATACACCACTTTTCCAGTTACAATTCCACCTTCCTCACCACCGTCTCCGTATGTATATCTTTCTTCTTCATTGACTCTGAAATTATCTTTAAATTCTTGTAGACTATTTACTCCAAGAGCTGTCCTTAAAGTATCTCTATTAGCTACTGTGCCGCCCATATGAATATCAAATGTACCTGACATTATAGCCTTTAGACGTTTTGATTGATCTTTCTCATTTTCATTGTATGGTTCATCATCTAAAATTGACAAGTGGAAACCTTCTATCACTTCATTAGATTCCTCAAGATCGCCTAATGCTGGAGGTCCTGGCTCAACCTTGTCTAGTTCTTCCTTACGTGATCTATGTAAATCGACTACTTCAGTTCTTCGTTTAGCTAATACCTTTTTAATATTTATTTCTTCTGGAGCATCTTTACCCATTTTTTTAGTTAGGTTTTCAGATAGCTTTGATATCACTTTAAGATCAGCTTCGGTTTTACGGTTTGGGTTTGTCTTATTGCCTGATGTATTTTCAGGAGTTGCAGTTTTTATAAACGATCTTACTGCTTGTATCTTCTCTGCATCAGATAGGTTATCTGGATCTGCACCTTTAGGTAAATGTATTTTATATTTTGGGTTGAGCTCACCTTTACCTTTGTTATCAAACATTGCAAGGTTTAAGTAATTTTTCTTGGTCTTTGATTTGTTTGTTAATTCTTGCATTACTTCAACCTGTGCATCCATATCCATGTTTTCAAGCTTTTCAGCAATTGCAGCAGTTGAATCGTCATATGTAGTTTCAATTGTAGACATCTTGCCATTAAATTCTTTAACAACGGCTTGAGCAGCTTTTTTCTTTTCTGGCGATAGAGTTTTATTTGAGTCAATTCGTTTTTGTAGATCTGCCATATCAGTAGTTAAAGTTTTACTTCCTTGTGGATCAGAAGGATCTGTTTTATCTGAGTGGAATTGAATCATTAATGTGCCTTTGTCATCTTCAACAAATGTTGCAGTATCTGATGGATTAAGTCCACCTCCTGATTGTCTTATAAGTTCCTGTACATCCTCCTTACGTAAAGTAGTGCCATCTGGCATTATAACTCTATCAGCATTTTCTACTGCAGTTTTCTGAGCTTTTAATGATTTGGCTGTTCCATAAAAAGTTTGAGGAGGTTTTGGAGTACCAAAATTACCACTTTCCTGTAGATTTTTTACTCTTTCGTTCGTCTTATCAGACTTATCCTTTGCAGCACGAGCTACTATTATACATTTTGTATAAGTAGCTATTTGTTGTTCGGCTTTTTTGAATGCTTCTGGATTATCAGGTTTTTTATTAGTACCTTTACCTTTTGCAGCAAGTTTAGCTTGTTCTAATCTAGGTGGTACATCTATCCCTGAAGATTTCTTTTGTTCTTGACCTAATCCCGTTTGACCGTACTCATTGAACATTTTTTCAGCTAATTCTTCTTCAGTCATATTGGGATTAGCATGAAGTATATGTATTCCTTCACCTGAAACTATTTCATTGAATGCTGAACCTGCAGAACCTGGTGCTGGTTTTTTGAATCCTTTACCATCCTCAGCTTTGATTCCGTTTTTCTCGTAATATTCTTTAACTCCATCAAATCCATGTTCTAATACATCATGTTTATCCTGATTGTCTCCTGATTTCAAATCACCATGAATTCCTGCCGAAGATTGTTTTGTTGTATCGTCTTTTTCTGTGTCTTTTGTTGTGGTAGCTGTTGTGGTTTTTTTCTTAGCCTTTGCTCCAGTAGCTACTTTCTTTTTCGGTGTGGATGGATCAGCTCCCCATTCATCTCCTACTCTATCGAGTTTTCTATTTTGGGCATTGTCTTTATATGTGCCTTCTAGAAGATTTTGAGTATAGTCTTGTATAAAAGATTCAGAATAGCCTGATTCTCTGAGTACATCCCTTAGAAATTCTACATGGGTTCTATTTTTTGGATCTGGCATACCATCATTTACACGCCATGCCCATTCTGAAACTATTCCACTAAAATGCATACATATCCCTTATTTATTATATATAAATATAAGGTTTTAGATCAACTTATCAATCATAGCACCATAATTTGCACCGATTGATACTTTCGATGGAATATCCATTGCAGACTTTATCTGGCTTAATGTTTCTAAACCATCAGATGTATTGAAGTCAAATAGGAAACTATCATAAGTACATAAAACAACCTTTGTTTCTTTGTTATCTAAAACCTTCTTGAACCTCTTGATTACCTTTACATTATGTTCAGTTTCGTATGCCTGAATATAGTAATTGAATAGTTTTTGAGGATTCATTTCTCCAAGACGATCTTTATACATTCGTCTCTTATATAAATATGTAGTTATGTATGTTTTTGATTTCCATTCTTTCCAAAGTTTTGATATGAATTCTCCAATAAGTCTAAAGAATTCTATATTTTTGAATTCAGTAGGTATACCACCATATAATACCTTAAAATTAATCTTTTTTGCTTCTTGATATTCTTCAGGTGTCAGTGTATCTTTTCCAAAGTAATACTTGCCTAAATACTCATGTACACTTCCGTCTGGTAATGTATATCCAATTAAATTTGAAATAAGTCTTAAATGGTACGCGTCAAAATCAAATTCTACTAGCATTCCATCTTCAAATCTACTGGTGAACCTATCTCTAGAACCATCTTCCTTATTAAGAGCTGCGTAATTTGTTCCACTAAATGTGTTAGAAGGTCTTCCGGTTGACGTAAATAAGTTATATTGTGTATATTCTAGACCTCGGGATGTATTAATTCCATTATTTTCTAAGTAAAAATATGCCTCAATGACATCTCGGTTGTATTCGATATATTCTGGCGACAATGTTTCCAAATCAACAATAGTTTCTATATAGGTTTTTCTGTTATTATTGCAATATTCTAATATTTTTAATATTGGGATGAGTTGGGTGTTTTGAGGATAATTCCAAAAATTACGATCAATAAACGACTGTACACGTAGTGACTCTAGGCTAATTTTATTACCTGTTTGGAAGTAATATAATAAACCTAGATCCATTAGACTATTAGGTTTTAGTCCTAGTGATAGCGCTTCCTTTTTGGATGGCACGAATGCTGATTTGATATCGGTTGGTACTTTAAAATTAGTTTCAATGTCAGGATGGTTTATTGGTATGAGGAATGATTTTGAATTTTCGAGATCGTAAACATATAATACACAAACTTCTGACTTTTTACTATGAAAAGAAATGTTAGAAGATACAGGAATAACAAATGTTGTTCGGCTCTTTAATATATCACAAACTTCTATATATAGTTCTTCAGTGTCTACTATCATATGTTAATATAATAAAAATATATGACATGGGAAAATTATAACAAGATTTTTAATTGAGAATGTGTTGCTGATGTATGAATGCTGCCGATCATTGGGCCTTTAGCTGGATGTATATGATAGTTACCAACATATCTTTGACCATCTAAATATAAAAATGAACCATCTGAATATAAGTCATTCTCAGCGGTAGGCATCGTAAACAGTAACGGATTTGATAGTAACGGAGATAATTGTGGCAAGTCTTCTAAAATTATTCGTATGCTTTGAAGATTTGTTTCATATATTCCGTCCTGTATTGCGAATCCTTGTACATTATATACTGAAAATAGTGGGCCTGTTATTTTCCAATCTATTTTTGCGACATTATAATTTTTATTATATGGATTACCACTCTTCTTATATTTTTTATATTGGTCTTCATCAACCTCATAAACTTGGCCGGTGTTCAGTTGGACCACCAAGAATCTTGTAATTATACCTTTGTCTATTTGTTTGGCTGTTGCTTGTGGTATTATTGTAGCGGGACCCTTTATGGTTTTCTTTTCAAATTCAAGTTTCATTCTTTGCCTATTTGTGTAAGTATAGTCTACACTCATAGGATCTGAAAATTCCGTTGTTTGTTCTGGAACAATTGCAACAGGCCTAGACACCCATTTTGGTCCTTCAAAATAATATTTAACGGCCTTATCATACATGTGATATTCACCCTCAAATGGCCTTCCATCTTCATACCAGAATTCGTTTGGGCCGGCATAGAGATTTTCAATGAGCTTTAATTGTTTTGGTCGTTTTACTATTGCCATTATAGTTTTCTCATGAATGGAGCTTCTAGTGAAGTAGTCCAGTCTGCATTTGTTACTTTTTGAGTCACAGCTGTTACTTGGAATTTCCAGCCATCATATCCTGTTGGGAGGTGCGTTGTTCTAATTAGATTTCCAAATTTGAATCCTCCAATTCCGTCCATTTCTACAGTTATTCCAATAGGAACAGGTTGTATAAAGATAGGTTCTTTTCCAGTTGCTGAGGTATCTTCATTTAATGCAATTTTTCTTGCTATTGCTTTTCCTGCTGCTACACGCTCAGGGTTGATCTCCTTACCAATACTAGCTATAGTATCATTGATGGAAGGTTCATCTTCATCTTCTGAAGGATTTGTGTCGCAGTCCTTTGGTTTAGTTTCATCATTACATTTTTTCACTAGTTCCAGGCCGTCATGGAATGTGTCTGTGACGTCTGCTGCCCATAATCGTATACCTCCTCCAACATCGCTATTACCCTTTGTTGCCTTTGTATTAGATGAAAGCATTATGTGTGCTTTGAGATCTGGATCTACTTCTGTGTTTGAAGATACTGATCTGCAGACAGAATCTTTTCCGTATGATGGGATTGTAATGGAAGTTGGTGCTGATCCTGGTTGTTGGTCAATATCTAACCATTGAATTACAGCTTCACATTCTGCCATTGGTACCATTTTCATGTTCCATACACCTCCGCAAGCTTCATTTACCCTACTTAAAACTGCTTGCATAAATTCTCCTGCTCCTGTTTCCTTTGTACATTTATCAAATTCTTCTTGTATCATATTTACATTTAACAGTATATTCGGTAAAGCTATACTATCTCCATCAAAACAATCCGCTGCACTATCATATGCCGCATGTTCTGCGAATTCATCTGTCATGATTTTTTGTTCTTTCGATCCCGGTAATAAACAAACAGTAGGATCTCCACTTAGCCTAGATCTGCCAGACGAGGAATTGGATCCTCTTAATCTAGAATGATGACTCATAAATAAAGATGAGTATGCATGTTTTGATGAAGAAAAACAACTTCGTTTCTTTTTTGGTGCACCAACATATCCCCAAGCTTGGTCTCTTGTTATTCCTGGATTTTTTCCTTTTGATAAAGGTAATGAACTTTCATTTACCATCCATTCTTCAAATACCTCAAATGT